GCTCGATGACCTCGGCCTCGGCTTCCACCGTTTCGGCCTCGGCTTCCACCGTTTCGGCCTCGTCCTCGCCGAACACCTCGGCGGTCAGAGCGTCGATCTCGGCCGCCGCAGCCTCGGCGGCCGCCGTCCGCTCGGCCTGCTCTTCCCGGATCTTGGTAATGCTGGCCTTCAGCGTCTTCAGCGTGTCGATGTCACGGGCCGACACAGTGTCGCTCTTCGCGAGCGAGCTGAACGACCGTACGGCCGCCGAAAGGTTGGTTTCCAGCTCATCGTCCGAAAGACGAGTGACGTCCTCGGGCAGTTCGTAGATCTCGGCCATTACGTGCCAGTCCGTTTCTGTGAAAGGGACCCGGCCTACCGCCAGCAGCTACCGACATGATAGCCGGATGCAGCTGCTGGCGGGGACCAGGTGTTCGGGTGGTCTCAGGCGGTTTCGCCGGGGGCGAGAATCCTCGCCCCGTCAAAGCGGGCAGCGACCGTCGCGGCCGCCGCCTCGCTGGTTGTCTCGTACACCTTCCGGCCGTTCGCCATCACCCGGTAGGTACCGGATACGGCGGCCGCGCCGGATGCGGTCGCACGGTTCTTGTTCGCGCAGTTGCAGCCCACTGGCTCACTTCCCTTCTGTGGTGCCAAGGTCCATCTTAAGGGCCTCGGCGCGAAGGGCTTCCAGCTCGGCCGCCTCGGCCTTCCGGCGGTCCTCGGCGCGAGCCAGCGCGGCCACCATGCTGTCGGCCAGCCGGTCGTAATCGATGGCTGCGGCGTTGATCCGGTAGCCACCGGCAACCACTTCAGTGTCGGACGGCGGAACGCGACCAGCGGCCGCCTGGCGCTCTTCCTCGGCAGCGATGACCTCTTCCACCTCAGCCATCGTCGCAGCCGCTGTGAGAGCCAGCTGGGCCCGCTCTACGACCGCGCTGGCGAGCAGCGGGGAACTGTGCCCAGGAACAGGCACAGAGAGAACCGCGCGCAGCTGCCAACCGCCGCCGGGCGCCTGCTTGAGGTGGTAGCTCGGCTGGGTTGCCATGAACACGCTGCGGTCCCACTCGGACAGCCACGGCGCGGCCGCGCCCGAGAACCACATCCCGCGTTCGTTCATGCCGACCGTCACGATGCCCGCCACGGTGCGTGAGTCATCGAACTGGCACGCCGAGGTCTCACACTCGGCGCCGTCGCGATGGTGCCCCGCGTTCATGGTGAAGGCGCCCGCCTTGACCGAGCTGCCATCGTCCAGGGTGAACCGCTGGCGCAGGAAGTGGGTCGTGTCGATGCGGCCGAGGTCGTTGATGACGATCCGCTTCGCGTATCCCGCGTGCGGCTCGTTCGCCTGGGCCACCCACCCGAAGATCCGGCCGTTGCTGTAGTTGACCCCAGTCCCACCGGCCGGAAGCTCGTCCGCCGTCGGCTCGCGGAACCACTCGGCGGGCATCGCCGGAAGGTCAGCCATCGCGCGCCAGGCGGAAGCCTGCATGTCGTCCATCTCGTCACCACCGGTCTCTTCGTCCACGTGCGCCCGAACGGCCGCCAGCCGCTTCCTGACGCCGTCCAGCTCGTCCGCCGGAATGTCCACCCCACCCCGGGCGCCGTTGACGGCCGCCTCGGCCGCGAACACGCCGCGCGGGATGATCGTCAGGGTTCCGTCCACCACGTCGGCATAACCCAGCTTGCGGCTGGCCTTCGTCGTCGGGTCTGCATCCTCGTCGCGGTACGCGAAGGCGCGGTCGAGCTTGTCTGTGTCGCCGTCGGCCCACTCGAACACCCGCGTCTCAGCGCCGGGGCCGTCCCACTCGCGGTCCCGGGACGCCACCGGCAGATCCACGGCGCCGGTCACCGAGGCGACCAGCTCGCCGCTGGCGACGACCGCTTCCGCCGCCGGATCCGACTTCACCCCCGTTGTGCGGTCGGTGTACAGGCCACGGGTCAGCTTCACAATCTCACCCCTACTGGCAGCCAGCGCCAGCAGGCGCTGAGCAGCGATCACAGGAATCTTCAGGTACTGGGCAACCCGGGCGGCACCCACCGGGGTCTTTGACCGGCGGACGTGGCGCAGCACCCGTCCGTAGTCGGTCTCAGGGGAAACGGCCGTGGCGGCCCACTCGGTCCAGGCGGCCGCTTCCAGCTCAGTCAGGCCGGTGGCCGCGCTGAGGTCGACTTCGTCCAGGGTGATCCGGGCGCCCGCGTAGGCGGGGATCAGGACTAGGGTGGCACCCCGCACCCGCGCGCGGGTGATCCGCATCAGGTAGTCGCCGGACAGCTGCCGGTCCACCACCGTACCGGCGGCCGCGTCCGGGTCGCCCGCCGCCGCTTCCAGCTCGAAGGCGTCCCGGGGCACCAGACCGTCCGGCCCCACCGTGAACGTGACCAGGGCCAACTCGGTCACGGTCGCCGTTCCACTGGCCTTCATGACCGGCGCGGTGATGCCCTTCAGGAAGTAGCCGCCGTCCGGCGTCGGCAGCAGCGACGCGCGCAGCATCCGGGCCCGGTACACCGCCTCTTCGCCGGACGCGTCAACCATCTCGATGTCCACGTCATCCAGGTCCACGGACACCCCGAGCGGGGCGCCTTGCGACAGCAGCGCGGCCGCCTCGTACCCGGCTTCCTGGGTGAGGTACAGAACGCCCCGGCCGGTCAGGCGGCTGCCGTCGCGGGACATCTCGCGGATCGCCCCGGCCAGGGCGGCATTTTCGTGGCTGTCAAAGTTCTCATTGGCCATCAGCGGCCAGGGGCCGTCACCATCCCAGTAGAGGGCGCCGGGCGCGAACACGCGGCCGTCGCCGGTCTGCTGGTTCTCGTACGCCAGCGCATCGTCGCCGGGCGTCGTCCAGCCGATCACGTCCGGAAGGTCCAGGGTGTATTCCAGCTCGGGGGTCTCTTCCGCCTCGATCGGATCAACGAGATCAAAGTCGGTGTAGGAACCGCCAAAGGCCACACGCAGCCGGTCAAAGGTGATGGGCCCGCAGCCCCCGGCCAGAGCAGCCAAGTCGGCGTCGCCGTACGCGGCGCACACGTGCGGGGCCCAGGGCGAATGCTGGGCGGGTACCAGGGTAGCCAGGTCGGCATGTGCTTCCAGGGCCAAGAGGACATCAAGCTGGGTGTCCCGCAGCGCGTCGGGGCGGCCTTCCTCGTGGTCGTCGCCGACGTTCCAGACGTATGCGGGGTTGTCGCTGGCCGGGTTCCACTGCGACACGCCGAAGGCCTTCGCCCGGACCGGCCGCAGCACGTTCTCGGCCAATTGGCCTACACGCTCGATGACCGCTTCCTGAGATCCGGCGGACCAGTCGGCAGCCTCGCCCAGGTAGATCAGTGTCAGGTGAAGCTGGTCCTCAGCCTCGCTCGACAGGGCTGCCAGCCGGGCCGCGTCCGCCGCGCTCGGCATCAGCGCCAGCATGGCGCCGGTGTGGACCTCGACCGAGGCCTTCTGCCCCGGCCAGCGGCCGGTCGCTTCCTTGTACAGGTTCGCGCACAACCCCTCAGGGTCCTGCGGGAACTCGTCCTTCAGCTCACGGACGCAGCGGTCGAAGGATCCAGGGGTTCCCCAGCCGACCTTGGCCGCGCCGGGCCCGGTGAGCCAGTACGCCTTCAGCTGCGGGGGCATCTTCGACGCCAGTTCACTCGGGTCCATGCTGGCTGTCCTTTCCGTCGGGGCGGTTGCCTTCAGCACACAGCGGCAGTTTATCGTCAGGGCCGCCGGGGCCGACGGGTCGCCGGGGTACTGCATCGGCGTGCCGCCGACGTCGAAGGGGTCCGCCAGCAGTTGCAACTGGCCGTCGGCCTCGCGGTGCGGGGTGCGGACTTTCTTGTCGTGGCGGGTCACCCACTGCTTGACCAGCGGGCGGCCGGGCCCGGTGATGACCTCGGCCGCTGCCAGCGTGCCCCCGTTGAAGGCGCGAACCGCCTCGGTCTGCGCAATACGGTCCGCGCGCACCGGGCCCAGCTGCGCGCCCTCGTCGCTGAAGGCCGCGACCAGGCGGGCCTTCAGCTCGTCCAGGCTGTCCCCCGCGTTGACGCCCTCGGCCAGCGTTCGCTGAGCAGCCCTGGCAAGGCTGTCGCCCACTGATTCGAGCAGCGGGCCGACCGCCTCGGCGTAAGCGTTGTAGGCCGGTTCCAGCTCGGCCGGTGTCGGCGCCGGGTCGCCCATGTCCTCGGCGGCCAGCCGGGCGCTGCGCCGGAAGATGCCGCGCAGGCTGGTCATGATCCGGGGGACGCGGGCGTTCCACAGCCGCCGGATGCCACTCACGCTGTAGGCGGCCGCCGTCAGCTCGGTGGCCTGCTCAACCTGATCGGCGAACTGACCGGACACCACGTCCAGCTGGATCTGAACGACCGGCGCCAGGCCTTCGGCGAACCCTTCAAGCAGCGCATCCAGCTCTGCGTCGGTCACGCTGCCGCCTCGGCCAGCCGCAGCTGCGCAAGCAGGCGCGGCACGTTGTGGAAGTCGTGCGGCTCGCCGCTGGTGAGCAGCGACATGAGGTAGTCGTCCAGCGCTGCGGTCAGCGCCAGCGCGTCCAGCCCGTGGCGGGCGGCGACGGCCGGAACGCGGACCCATGCGCCTTCCAGCAGACGGTAGCTGTAGACGTCGTCATCGCTGCGGACCGGGTGCCGCGTGTGCAGCGATGCGCTGGCCAGCAGCTCACGCGCCGAGCCCCGGTCCGCGCGTGGCACGGTCGGGGTCAACAGCATCTTGCGCCCCGCAACGCTCAGAGCACCCCACACAAGCCCGTCCACAGCCTCGGCCAGGGCCGCGTCCGTTCCGGCGGTGAAGCTGTCCAGGACGGCCGTGGCGGACAGCCTGCGGGAAGCGTCGGGTGCGCCCTCACCGCCGGGCGGGGATTGGGTCTCGTTCACGGGCAGATCGTTCCCTTCGGTGGTGGTGGCCGGGGTCGGGCCTTCCTCGTCGTCCGCGCCCGGCGCGTCGGCCTCGGTGAAGCCAAGTTCGCGGCGCGCGGCCGCGTTGCTGATCAGGCCTTGCTTGTGGGCTTCGAGAGCCGTGGCCCCCTTGTTGCTGGACGAGCGCAGACCGCTGGTGTCGTACCAGACCATCCACTCGTTGAAGTCTGCGACGCCCTCGGCTTCCAGGATGGGGCGCAGCCACTCTTCCGTCAGGCCTTCGCAGACCAGCGCCAGCTTGGGTTCGGCACCCATCCGCAGTGCTTCGGCGGTGATCGCCCAGGCACCCCAGTGGGATGCGTCCCCAAGACCCATCAGGACTTCGGCGGGAACGTCGGCGCCGGTAGCGAAACGCCGGATGGCCTCGTCCCGAAGCTGAATCGCCATCGCATCGAACTCAGACGTGAACTGAAGCCACTTCACGTCACCAATGAGGTCACCGGGCAGTTCCAGCGTGATCGGCACCGTCGCGGCCGCCGACTCAGGCTCACGGATGGCGGTCGACGCCACCTCGATGAGCGTGTCAAGCAGTGAGTCTTCCGCCTGGTCCTGGCCCGGCTGAACGGGGAACCGCGTTCCGGCGGGGACAAGTAGCACGCCGCGCCCGGTGATCCGGCTGCGCGCGATGGCTGCCACGGCGGCATTCAGCAGCCGCAGTTCTTCCAGGATGACCAGAGACCGGATGACCGGCGAAGTAGCCTGCGCGTGGCGCCGGGGTGAGGGCTTCCAGATCCGGAAGTAGACCGGCGCGTTGGGGTCCTGCGGGGCGTTAGGGTCGTACTCAGGGATGTCCAGCTCTTCCCCGTCCACGATGACCTTGATCTTGCCACGCTGAACGGTGACCTCTTCGGTGGACAGAACAAGCCAGCGGTCGTCGGCCATGTCGTCCGACTCGGGGTCCGGGATGATCACAACCCACTGGTCGCCTGCTACGGCCAGCTGGGTGCCCGAGTTGCCGAGGAACGTGCTCTGACCGGCCGGGCCGCCCGCGATGCTGGCGACCAGCTGACTGGCGCGCTCGTTCTCACCACCGGGCAGCACTTCGCCGTCCGGCCCCATCTTGCCCGCGAACAGCCGGGCGCCGGACATGGCGTTGCTGCACCAGTCGGCGTAGGTGCCCACCTCGGGAACTGTGTCGTAGAAGTCCCACGCCAGGCTGGCGTAGCCGGTGCCCGCGCTACTCACCGACGTGCCCTTTTTCGACGTAATGAT